GTGCTCCGCGATCAAGATGGAGCGTTTGAATTGCTCGCTCGGCTCGTGGCCAAGGCTCTCCTTTCCCACGGTTGCGCGGCAGTCGTCCACTACCTCGCACCAGCTTCCTTTAACGCCAAGCAGCTCAGATCGCATCGCTCAGCTCCAGTTCCGCGCCGCAGGCCGCATAGCCCGCGAGGTCGATCCAGTTGTCCTGCTTCGGCCGGTTTCCCGCGATGCGGGCCACCTTCAGCAGCGCCAGCATGGCCGCCACGTCTTTCGGCTTGAGCCCCTTCCACACATGCGGAGTCGGGTTCTCCATCAGCCCGGCGCCATAGAGATAGCTGTTCCAGAGGCTCGCGATCGTGCGGAAGTTATTCTCCGGTGAGCCGTAGTCCTGCTCGCGGTCGCCGCACACGCAGGCACGCGCGGCCGAGAGCACCTGCTCTCTCGTGGTGGCGGGGGCGGCACACCCCTGCGCTCTCAGACTGTCGAGCGCCGCGCCCAGCGTCGGGAAGCAGCCGTCTTTTCCGTCATCGGTGTGCAGCACATAGCCGTCTGCGTCGCGCCGCAGGGTAAAGTTCGGTACAGAGTTCATAGTTTTATCTCCTCTCAGATTTCTTCGTCCCACAGTCTCTGCGCGGCTTGCAGTGCCGCGCCGTGTAGGCGTTGTAGGTGTCGTTCAGATTGCGGGCCTCCGGTTCTGGCCATGATCTCAGCGGTCTCCGGCCAGCTCCGCAGGTCGATATAGCGTAGCGTCAGGATGTCCCGGTACAGCTCCGGCCGCACCCGGTCGATCAGGTTTTGCACCTCCCGCTCTTGCCGCTGCGCGCGATACATCTGTCTGGTCAGGCGGCGGCGTTCATCCGCCAGACTGGCCCACTGCATTTGCGCGTCGGTCGTCCCTCCGCCCGGCGTCTGCCGCATCTGCGCCGTCAGCCGGGTGCATTGTGCCTCCAGCTCCAGCACGCGCTCGGTCAGGCGCTCCTGCTCCAGCCGCGCGTGCCGGACGCTGCCGAGGAAGTCCCGGAGGCTCTGGTAGTCCGCTCGGTTCATGCCGGTTCACCCGGGCAGCGTCCGCGCCGGACAGCCCGGTCGTCCCAGTATTCGTCGGCCGTGATCTTGCGCGACTCGCAGCCATACGCGGCCTTGACCTCCGGTAGATTGTCATTCACCGCGTCGAAGTGCAGACCATGTGCGGCGCACCAGTCCACGGCGGCGGCCAGTTGCTCGCCACAGCGGCAGGTCCAGAGGATGATACGGCATCCGATTCTCTGCCGGTGTTTGATCTCGGCCAGTACCTCTGGGATCGGCTCGCCCAGCTCCGGCCAGTGGCTGTCGCACAGGCAGCCGTCGAAGTCTACGGCGATGACCCGGCGGTCAGGCTCGCCGGTTGGCGTAGTGTTCGTGGTAATCATGCCAGTTCCTCCTCAACGTAAGATTTCAGGGCATCAAGCAGGCTCTTTTGTGTTGCCTGCTTCCCTGCCAGCACGGACATGACGCGCTCGTCCAGTGTGCCCTGCGCGACCAGATGGTGCACGATCACGCCCTGCGTCTGCCCCATGCGGTGCAGGCGGTCGTTGGCCTGCTGGTAGAGCTCCAGCGACCACGGCAGGCCAAACCATACGATGATGTGCCCGCCCGCTTGCAGGTTCAGCCCGTGCCCGGCGCTGGCCGGGTGACAGAGCAGCATGGGTATCCGCCCGTCGTTCCAGTCGCGGATCGTCTCGCTGTCTCGTATCTGTACCGCCCCGGGAAACCGCGCCTGAATGCGGCTCAGGTCGTGCTTATAGGTGTAGAACACGAGCAGAGGCTGCCCCGGGTTTGTGTCCGCCAGCTCCTCGAGCGCCTCCAGCTTGGCGTCGTGGATGTGAAACACCTCGCCGCCGTCGTCGTACACGGCGCCGTTCGCCATCTGAAGCAGCTTGCCGGAGACCTGCGCCGCCATGTCGCCGATGACTGCCGAGTCGCAGTTCGCCGCGTCGTCGCTCCCGGCCAGATGCAGGCCGTCATCCTGCCGCAGCAGCGGCAGGATCTTCTCGCGCTGGAATTGGTCGTAGAGCTTGCGCGCTCCGGCCGTGAGCGCCACGGGGATCGTGTTGTAGGTGCGCTCGGGCAGATCCAGCCAGTCCTCCTTGCTCATGGACAGGCACAGGTCTGCGAGCTTGGCGTCGATGCGTTCTTTTGCTCCTCGCTTGAGCCTCCACTCGTAGACGATGTGCCCCTTGTGTGCGCCGGGGTTAAAGTATGTGTTGCGGTACTCGCCCAGCGTCCGCCCGAGGCGCTGCCCCCGGTCGAGCAGGTACATCTCCGGCCACAGGTCGATGTAGCCGCCGGGTGCAGGCGTGCCGGTCAGGCCGTAGACGTAGTTCGCGCGTCCGACCACGCGCCGCAGCGCGCGCCATCGCTTGGAGCGCGAGGACTTAAAGCTCGACAGCTCGTCGATCACGATCCCGTCGAACGGCCAGTGGCTGCCGAGCGTCTCGACCAGCCACACGACGTTCTCCCGGTTGATGACGTACACGTCGCCGTCCTGTCGGAGGGCGGCCTCGCGCTGCTTGGCCGTTCCGAGCACCTTTACCACGCGCAGATCGGCCAGGTGGTCCCACTTTTCCGCCTCACGGCTCCATGTGTCCTCGGCCACGCGCTTCGGGGCGATCACCAGCGCTTTGTTCAGCGCAAACTCGTCATACAGCAGCCGGTGCAGCACCGTCAGCGTGACGACCGTCTTGCCGAGCCCCATGTCCAGCAGAAGCCCGGCGTGGCTGTGCGTCATGCAGAATTCCTCTGCGAGCCTCTGATGTCGTCTCGGTTCGTAGTTCATGTGTTGCCCGTGATCCCCAGCGCTTCCAGCGCGGCGCAGCGGGCCTCCAGCTCCTTGATGCGCAGGTCGGCGTCCGTGATGTCGGTCTCATACTCCTCGTCGCGCTCGTCCATTGCCCGGCGCAGGTACTGATACCGCTGACAGAGGTCGGCATACGCTCTCGGGGCGAAGATACGCCAGAGCCATTCTTTCACCAGCTCCCAAATCTCAGCGGCTGATCTGTCTCCAAAGGGGTTGTGCATTGTGTGATCTCCTTTCGTATTCAAGTGGGGTACGGGCTCTCCGCCGTCCACTGCCATGCCGCGCTCTGCCGGAACGTCGCCCGGAAAGCGTTGTGGCCATGGCCGTCAGCGGAGAACCACAGATAGTCTTTCGGCAGCACCCTGCCCACATCGCCAGCCCCAGCGCTCTCCGCGCGCCAGCGGTCGAGTACGTCCTGCGCCAGTGCGAGCAGCTCAGGATCGACCGGGAAACGCTCGGAGAAGCCGAGAAACTGATTGGGCGCGGAGAGCACGCCGTGGATGGTGTCCGGGAAGTCGGGGTGGTCTACGCGATTGAGCACGCACCAGACCACAGCAGCCTTCTCTGTCTGACTCGGGATGCCCCGCGCTTCGCCCCACAGGCATTGCGCCAGATAGACCGCATCGCTCTCCGGCTGCCGGGGTGTCGGCGTAGGCTCCGGTGTCGGCGTAGGCTCCGGTGTCGCCGCCGGGGTCTGCGCCGGAAGGGGCGTCTCGTTTACGGTCGAGACCTCTGCGCCGAGGTACATCGTCTCCGCTTTCTCGCCGGGCAGCATATGCCGCACCCAGAGCGCGACCACGACGGCCCAGAGCAAGAGCGCCAGCGCCCGCCTGCGGTTACCCGCCGCGCGCCTCACCGTGACACCTCCGTGTACGCAAACGTAAGGGTGAAGGTCACCTCGCGCGGGTCGCCCTCGAACAGGTGCGCCAGCATCTGCGCCGTCGCGCCTGCCGAACCCGTGGCCGTGAAGCTCCCGCCCGTTACCGTCGGGGTCCGCCGGGGTACCGGCGCGGGCTCGGTCTCCGGGGGATCATGCTTGTCTTCCGGGTCGGCCTCTGTTTCAGATGCATCCTCGGGTCGCGCGGCGAGGGGCGTCATCGAGACCTGCCCGCCGTTGACCCACGTCGTCCACTCCTCTTTGTTCAGCTCCGTCTGCGGCAGGCGTGTTCCCGGCGCGATCCGGATGCCCAGCCGATCCCGGTGCTTTCTGATGACCGGGTGAGACACGCCCATCATCTCGGCGATGCGCTTGTCCGATGCGCCGAAGCGCCACCGCAGGCTGCGCAGATACTGCGCTTGCAGGTCGTCCGGCATCGTCAGAAACTCAGCATAGGTCATAGGTTTCGACAGGTTGTAGGTCTTCATTTCACCATTCCTCCGTTTGCGTTCACTTGGTGTCAGGTAGTCGCTCGGCAGCGTGCATTTGCGTGTGCTGCGCTTCCGGCAGCGGTCGCTGCGAGCGAGGCGTTTCTTTTGCAGTGCGTCGTAGTCAAAGTCGTTCATGACAGATACCTCAGTCTTTCATGTAGAAGTCGCAGGCGTAGCCGTCACCCCGCAGCGGAAGTCCGGACGCCCACGGGAGCTCGCGCCCCATGATGGCCGACACGTCCTCCACCGTTCGCCCGTCTCGCGGCTCGGAGATGATCACCTCGTCGTGGACGTGCGCCCGGATGTCGTACCCGGCATCTTCCAGCGCCAGCATCGTGTCGCGCAGGCAGTCGCGCGCGGTTGCTTGGGTGACATTCTCGGCGAGCTTACCGCCCCATGTCTCCACGCGCCCCCAGCGTTTTGTCTTCTGGTCGACGCCCATATAGCTGAGCGCGCGCCGGTCGCGGTGAAACTTGCTCGGGCCGTACTCAGCGCCGTAGTAGGCGATACGCCGTCCGGACGGCAGCGTCATCCACAGGATGCCGCATTCCATCTCGAAGCGGATGCCGCCGATTGCAGATACCTGCGGCGTCTTGTGTACCACGCAGCGGATCGCGGCGCGCTCCAGCGCGCGCCACAGTGCGCAGATGCGCGGGCTGGACTCTCGCCAGAGGTCGACGGTGTTCACCATCTCCTCCTCGGTCATGCCCAGCTTGTCTGCACCGAATGCCTTGAGCGCGCTCACGCCCCCGCCGTAACCGCAGTTGTGAACCAACACGTTCGACACGGTGAACCGGTGTCGCGGCCCGGCGTTCTTGATGTCATAGACTCTCACCTTTCGAGATACCGGCGCTGGTTCTGACAGTTCTCTTGATGTGTGACCCAGCGCAGATTTCCAGGCTCGTAGTTTCCATTGACGTTTATTCGGTCTATCTCCAGTGCGCGATCTGGTAAGCCATACTTTTCGATCATGTACTGGCCCGCCGCTGTCGCGTTCGGAAAGCAGAATTTGATTCCGCGTGCGCCGTAGTTTTTGTAGTTGCCGTCGTTTGGGTTTGTGCATCGCTGCTTGGCCGCGGTAAAGCGTCTTTCTAACCAATGCGGTACCGTGCGCGGTTGAGAGCATGTCTGGCAACCTTTGGACTTTCCGCCCCGCAGATTGCTCAGGTTCTGCCACTGAACTGCGCCGCACCCACGGCATCTGGTCAGCACATAGCAGTGATTCCACTTTTGATTCCAGCGCTTTTCCGGGCTGATGACTTCCACCCAGCCGTATTGCTTGCCCACCATCTCCGGTTTGTAGGAGATGTGCGCCGCAGGCGGCGGCGAATCCAAAGTGTACCGGCCGCGCCGCCCCCGCAATTTCGGCCCAGACGATGTGGTCGGCGGTAGCTGTGAGACCTGCGTAGGTCAAAACCTCCTTCGTTCCGTTGCAGACGACGCCGTCGTGGTGAACCCATCCAACGCCGTCCCAGAGTTTCATGTCGGGCGTAACCTGTTCAATGGGGACGCAGCCTTGGTTGGTTAACACAAGCTGCCCCTCCGCGATGCAGGCCAATTCCGCGACCTTCCCCTTCTGGCGCAAATGTCCGTTGATGCCGTGCTTTTCGACCGGCACCTTGAACATAGCCGAAGCGGAACGGCAGTAAATGTCGCCGCCGTTTCGGAAAACATCGAGCCGCCATTGCTCCCCCGCGATCCACGCGATCACACGGGCTTCGATGGCAGAGAAGTCTGCTACGATAAAGCGGTGGCCGGGCTCTGGTATGAGCGCAGTACGAATCAGTTCGGAGAGGGTATCGGAGACGCTGTCATATAGCAGTCGTACCGTCTCGTAATCGTTGTCTCGTACCAGAGACCGGGCAACCGCCAGATCTTCCATGTGGTTCTGCGGCAGGTTTTGTAGCTGTACCAGCCGCCCGGCGAAGCGCCCGGTTCGGTTTGCGCCGTAGAATTGAAAGCAACCCTTGATGTGTGCATCGGCGCAGGCGGAGCGCTCCATCGCCTCGTACTTCTTCGTCGAGGACTTCGCCAGCCTCGTGCGCAGCGCCATGAATTGCTTCGCGCGCTCGCCGTTGAGCTGAGACACGACCTCGGCCACGACCTTCTTGTTCAGGGACGGCACCTCGACGCCCTCCTGCTCCAGGAGCCATTGCTTGATCTGCGCGACTGAGTTCGGGTTTTCCAGTCCGCTGATCGCGACGGCCTGCTTGGTCAGCTCGGCCTTGTAGCGTGCGTCCATAGCGATCGCGTTGTGTACCAGCTCGCGGTCGACGCGCATCCCCCGCTCGTTGATCCGGGCGTCCAGGCACCAGAATCGGTGCTCCAGCGAGTCCGGCTCCCAGCGCAGCAGCCGCTTGCGGATCGCCCGCTCGGCCACGACGTCCTGCCGGTTGTACTCGATGAATAGCGCCCACTTGTCGGTGTCATGCTGGGGCAGGTTGCGGGTGCGCCCGCCGTTGACCTTTGTCGGTCGGCAGGGTGAGCAGAAGTAGCGGATCAGCGCCTTGCCCTCTCGGTCTTTCGCCTCGTCCGCCTCCAGCCGCAGCGCCTTGCCCGCCTCTCCGAGCCCCAGCGGCAGCCCGCACACGGCGGAGAGGATCATCGTGTCGCTCCATTGCTCCGGCGGGCAGTATCGGCCGAAGTGTTTCCACAGGCCGAAACGCTCGAACGCGCAGTTCCATGCGGTCTTTGTCACTTCCGGGTCATACAGCGCGGCGAGGAAATCCGCGGGGACTTCCTCGTCGGCCGTGAGGTCGATCACCGTTACCGGCTCGTCGTCAAAGGCGTAGCCCAGCAGCAGGATCTCAAAGCTCTCGTCGTCTATGTACCGGAAGGATCCGCACTTTGCGATGTCGATCTCGGAGTAGGTCTCGAGGTCGATCGAGAGCGTTCTCTGCATGGGTCTCAGCAGGTGCCGAGGTCGGCGAAGTCTTCATCGGCGCTGCGGCCGCCGGACAGACGATCGCCGTCGCGCGTCTTGATGACGTTGTTCAGGCCCGCGCCGACGCCCTTGTTGCCGGAACTCTCATACGGGAAGAAGTCGAGCGTCACTGCGCCATAGCAGCCGGAGTAGAAGTCCTCCTCGTCCAGCGCATCGGATACGACACCGTCCTCCAGCACCTTGACGCCGGGCTTGTTGCGGCTGCTGGCGTTGAGGAAGTAGCATCCGGCGAAGGCCTCGTCGTCCTCGCGGTCGATGTCGCCGTCGCGCAGGCAGCTCTTGACGTTGGCCGGGATTTTGCCGCCCCACTTCTCCAGCTTGCCGCGCTGCTTCGCTGCCTCGATCGCTTCCTTCACGAGGTTCACGGTCTCGGTGTCCTCCTTGGGGATGATGACGCACACACCGTACTTCGAGGGCGTGCCGTCGTCGTTCTTCTTCGGCTGGAACACTGCCGCGTAGCTGAAACGAACCTCGCCGAGGCGAACGCTGGTGTCTTTGATCTTCTTGTTGAACTTAGCCATTGTGTGATCTCCTTTTCATTCAATGTTGTTTGAGTTGTTGGAACTTCCCATGTCGCTGAAGTCAATGTCGGCCGTGGAATACTCCGGACGGCCGTCCGTTTCCGGGGCGAGGATCAGCGCGCCTTCGCCCTGAACGGTCTGGTCTTTGAGCAGCACGTCGAACGCGGTTTTGCCGATGAGCTTCTCCACGGCAGCGGCGCTCTTGAGCTTGTGCTCTTCGAACTGCTCCGGTTTGTACCCGGCGCGGATGAGCTGCTCGCGGGCGGACTCCTCGTTGCGCCATGCGCGTCTCGGGCGCTTTCCGTGCACCAGCTTGTACCCCGGCCAGCGCTGTCCTTTGAGCGCCTGCCGCAGAGCGTATGCCTTCAGCTCGCCCAGCCATGTGATCGCGTCGTCCGCCATTGCGAGCATCTGCGGGATCTCGGAGTCCGGCAGCACAGCCGGAGCGTCCATGCCGGTCTGAAACAGTTTCATTGCCTGCGTTGCCCGGGCATAGCAGATCGCGCGGGCGGCGCAGAACCGGCAGTGTTCTCCGGGGCAGAAGTCCCCCTCCCCGCGCCAGGCAAGCTGTGCCTTGGGGGTCAGCTCCGTCTCGGCCCAGGTCAGCAGCTCCGTGCGAGAGAGCTGTTCTTCCGTGATGTGGTCGATCCGGGGCTGGATGATGGTGTTGCGCACGGTCTGGAAGCCGTACAGATCGCCGAATGCGTCGATCGCGCCCAGCCCGTAGCACCGGGCCTGTGGGTTCTCCTTCGCGTTCACGCGCACACCGGAGCCGTTTTTGTAGTCGCACACGTCGAGGATCTCGTCGGACACGACCACAGCGTCACTCGTCCCGAAGCAGCCCGGCACCCAGCGATCCATGCTCAGCCGCTGCTCCACAAAGAGCTTGGCGTCCGGGCAGGTGCGTCTGGCGGCAAACAGCTTCTCCATGACGATGTCCACATACAGGTCGGTCGCCTGGTGCATCTCCTTGCTCACGTCGCCGAGTGCTTTCAGGCGGGCGTCATAGTTGAACTGATTGATTCCGTCTGCATCCCCGAGCCGCCCCTTCTCGCGCAGCAGCTTCAGCTCCGCGACGGCGTGCGCTTTCGTACCCTCCGCCGCAAACGGGGATGACTGCTCGCCAAAGCGGTCGCGCAGCTTCTCCTCCAGTCGTGCGCTCGGTGGGCAGGCCATCCAGCGCTTGGATGCGGACGGGGATAAAACCGCGTGTGCGCGCATTACTCCACGCTCTCCAGCAGCTCAGCCACTCGCGCCATCAGCGCGCCGTAGTCGCTGGCCTGCACGCCCATGATGCTGCTTGCGCCGAACTCCTGGAACAGCTCCGGCAGTACCACGCCCTTGCGCTTGGCCTCGGCCAGCTTCGTGCGCACCTGCGGCAGCGTGTAGGTGGGTGTCTCTGCGGGCGCTTCCGGCTCCTCGGCCTTGGTGGTCTCGGTAGGTACTTCCGGCTCCTCGGTATACGCACCGGAGCCATCGCCGTGGCCGGGCCCGTCCTTGTCGGGTGTCGTGGTCGGTGCAGCGCACGGCGAGAGTTCGTAGGGCGCCGGCGGGAAGGTCAGGATCAGCAGCTCATTGACCAGAGCCACCGCCTTGCCGTAGCGCTCTGAGCTCGTGTCGTCGATCCGGCTCGCCTGAGTGGTCACGCGGTCGAGCTCTGACCACGCCCATGCGATGAGATCATCGCGGTTTTTCATGTGGTTTCCTCCTTATTGTATCTTCAGAACCGGCTTGCGCAGATTGGTCTCCTGCGGGGTCGGTGTCTGTTCGTACTGAATGCGGGCGTCGTCGGTGATGCGCCATGACGCGCCCAGCTTGAAGCCGTGCAGCTTACCCTGCCGCAGCAGGTCATACACCACATCGGCGCTGCACCGCCAGCGTGCTGCCAGCTCCGGAACCGTGTAGTATTCCGAGCTCATACCAGCAGCCGTCCTTCGGTGTCCACCGGCAGGAACAGATTCTGGCTGTTGTGGCGCGGGTCGCCTTCAAACCAACCGGCGTTGCCAGCGTGTTTGGCGTCCTCCGCGTCGCGGTACGGTGCTCTGTCCCGCGGGGGGTACACGTCGCCGTTGTTCGCCGTGATGCGGCCGTCCACGACCTCGTAGATCTTGCCAACCGTCCACCACGGACACGAAGACTCCACACAAATCATGCGCCCGTTGTAGGCCTCCGGCGTCGCCGTGCCCTCCGGCTTCTCCGGGAACGGGTCTCTGCCACAGAGCCGCTCGAATGCGATGCGTGCGCCCTCTTCAAAGTCGAAGCGGTCGCCGGGGTTGCATTTCGCGGTAGCGATCGCCTGAATCGCCTTGCCGATGCGGCGGGTCGCCGTCGTGGTCACGCCGTCTGAGGTGATGACGATCACCGGCTGTGGCGCGCGCTTTGCGGTCTGCCGGTGCGCGTCGGATTCCGTGGTCTGAGCGCGCGAGAACAGCGGATGCGGAATGTCGACGATCAGGGTGCTGCCGCCCAGGTTCATTTTGTACCTCATGGGGATTCCTCCTTTTGTGATATAGGGTTTGGTGTTGTTCTCCGATTCCAGACGGCCTCTGCCGCCTCGGTCGTTGGCAGGAACGGCGTCTGTAACCGGCATCTTGAGCACATAACATAGGCCACGCGCTGCACGGTTCGATGCAAAGACGCCTCTGCCCCGCAGCACGGACACGGTTTGAGCATAAGCCGCGCCTCCTCTAATCCGCTTCGATGATATGTCTCCTTTTGTGTTGTTGTTTCCAGCGGGGTGTGTCAGGCAAAGAAAAGGTCCTGAACCGTTACGTCGTAAAATTTTGAGAGTCTAACCTTATACCGTAAGTCCTCGGCCCCTCCGTTTGCGCTACGCAAATTATCAGTGAAAAAAATAGACGCCAAAATCTCGATCCGCAATCAACAGCTTTTTCGAGATTTGCTCCGCCTCATTCAGCGTTACCGGTCGAATGTTATTAAGTTTCTGACACATTGTTGACGCAGCGACACCGATTGCATCCGCGAGTTCGGACTGTGAAATACCCATCTCGCGCATTCTTTTTTTGATGGCCTCTGTGTTTATCATCTATTTATCACCTCCCTCGTTTTTGCACAGCGCAATTTTAGCACAGCGCAACAACCGTGTCAAGAGGTATTTCAAAATATTTTGCCCTGCGCAAAAAAGTGTTGCACTCCGCAAATTATTATGTTATATTGATGCTGAGAAAGGAGGCCATACTATGAACAACATCGATTTAGGCCGCCGCATAAAACAGCGCCGCACGGACTTAGGGCTGACGCAAGGAGATATAGCCACCGAGGTTGGCGTAGCAATTTCTACAATACAGCGCTACGAAACCGGTTCGATCGAGCGCGTCAAGCTCCCCGTGATTGAAGCGATCGCACGAGCACTTCATGTCAATCCGGATTGGCTCGTCGGAAAAACACCCGATATGATTGATTATGATGACGGCGATTTGCTCGCAAGCATTCCTCTAAACTATATAGAAGCGTGTGATGGGGATGTGCAACGCGCATATAAGCTCTACCAAGCCGTCGAAAAAGAGAATCTGGGGACTCCCCTCCCCGACAACATCATACCGATGCCTAAAACCTACAGGGTGCCTTTGCTCGGGACGATCGCCTGCGGTGAGCCGATCCTTGCGGCAGAAAACATTGAGGACGACGTGGACATACCAGAGCATATCCACGCCGACTTTGCGCTGCGGTGCAAGGGCGACAGCATGATAAACGCCCGCATCCACGACGGTGACATCGTTTACATCCGCCAGCAGCCCGCCGTGAACAATGGAGAGATCGCCGCTGTGCTGATTGGGGACGAGGCGACGCTCAAGCGCGTGTACGTGTACGAGGATCATGTCGTGCTTCAGCCCGAGAATCCGTCCTACGAGCCGCTCGTGTACTTCGGTGAGACCATGTCGACCGTCCGTATCCTGGGCAAGGCCGTCGGCTTCACGAGTATCATTCCTTAAATAAAAAAAAAACACCCCCTTCCCGTCTCGCACGCGGGAAAGGGCGAATGTTAGGAGGTGCTGCGCATGAACATGGACTTTTTCCACCGCTCCCCGGCGGAGCTATGGGATCTGGTCAAGCAAGCATTCTGGCGTATCTTCGCGCCGAGTGCATACGCCACGCTGTACCGTCGGTATCAGTACCTGAAAAACAGCGTTGCCGAAATGGAAGAAGAGGCGCGCTGTGATGTCGTCGACGCCGAGAATGAAGTCCGCCGTCTGCAACGGGAGAACCGCGAATTGCAGCAGCGGATAGACGAACTGACCACACAGCTCAACACCATACAGAAATAAAAAAGCCGCACCCGTCTCGCACACGGATGCGGCTCAGCCGATTGAATACAAAGGAGATCACACAATGCACAGTTCGCTCACATTGGCTTCAACAGGCGTCTCCATTGTATCAGTTCGGCCGAGCTTTTACAAGGAGGATTTTTCAAATGTCAAAACTCTACACCAAAACCATCACAACGCCCACCGGAAAACGGAAGTACATCCGCGCGGCAACAAAGGAGGAATTGGAGCGAAAATATCAGCAGGCAAAGCTCGAGATCGGCGCGGGCGTAGACATCACTGACGCCACGACTTTCGGCGAGTTCGCCCAGCTTTGGTTTAACACCTATAAGCGGCCGAACCTGCGCGAGAACAGCAAAGAAAACCTGCTCTACATTCTCAACCACTACATCATGCCTCAGCTCGCTGCTATGCGCCTGCGCGACATTAAGCCTGTGCATATCCGTGGCGTCATGTCGAGCCTAACCGGGTACAGTCGTTCCGTGCAATCAAAGACCGTGCAGGTCCTGCGCTCCATCTTCAATGCCGCCGTGGAAAACCATCTGCTCCTGCGGTCGCCTGTGTCACCCGCACTGAAAGCAGGTGGAGCTCCCGCCGAAGAACGCGTGCCGCTGACACCGGAACAGTCACAGCGCCTGCTCGATGCCACGGCCGGTACGCGCGCATACCCGGCGGTCGCGCTCATGCTCGGCGCGGGTCTGCGGAAGGAGGAGGCCGTTGGGCTGATGTGGGAAGACGTCGACCTGAAGAACGGGTATCTCCATGTTCGACACGCGAAGCCTTTCCACCACGGCAAAGGAGAAGTCACCGACCAGCTCAAGAGCAAAGCGGCGTACCGGACGATTCCGATTCCGGCTTGGCTTCTCCAGATCCTGCGGGAAGAACACGCGAGAACGAACTCCCTCTTCGTGCTGGCCATGCGTAACGGCGAGTCCCTAACCGAGTCGTCTTTTAGCCGGTTATGGGGCCTCATCCAAGCACGAACGACAGACGATCCGGAAAAGCTCGGAACGCCCGTTTCAGTCCGACATCCGAACGTCATCTACACGCTGGACTTCCATGTACACCCACATCTGCTTCGGCATACCTGCATTACCCGCTGGGTCGAGTCCGGCCTTGACGTGAAAGAAGTTCAGTACCTCGCCGGGCACTCGACTCCGGACATGACCATGCGTGTCTATGCGCATTACGATCGGCTCATGCGGCTTGAATCGACCGCCGAAAAAGTACGCACCAGCACCCGCCTGTCAGTCCCCGACGCCTCAGTTCAGGGCGAGGTGCAACATTCTCCCGCCGCACACGTTGCACCACCCTTCCGGGTCGTGTGA